CAAGACCCCGGAGCGGCTGGCAAGGGGCAGGCGGAGCAACTGGTGCGGAAGCTGGCCGGATTCACAGTGAAGGCCGAAACCATGAGCGGCAGCAAAGAGACTCGGGCAACTGCGTTCGAGGCGCAGTGTGAGGCCGGCAACGTGAAGCTGGTGGCCGGGCCGTGGGTCGAAGCGTGGCTTGATGAACTGACGACATTCCCGGCTGGCGGACATGACGACCAAGTTGACGCCAGCGCCGACGCCTTCAACGCGCTGACGCTGCGGCAGTTGTCGCCCGTCGGAAAAGCCAAGCTGACGCAGCACAGTTGAACATGAATCTGAAGACTTACATCCTGGAGTTCCACGAAAGCAGCGCGCACCGCGTCAGCATGGTGATACACGCGAGCCGGGCCGCGATGCGGCTGAACTTGAAGCGACGCGGACACAAAGGTTGGCAGAACACCGAGGCTTGTTGCTGGCAATGCCGCACCATCCCGCCGGACAACGTCATCGCGGAGATGCACTTCGGAGCGGACAGGCTGACGCTCGACTCCATCGCCCATGAGTGTTGCCATGCCGCTTTCCACCGCAGCAAGCTCATCGGCTTGATACCCGGCACGGACGACTGGCAGGAATACACCGCGACCGACACTGGCATCCTGACAGAGCACGTCATCACCATCTGCAAACGAGAAGGCTACCGGCTACGCGTGAAGGCCGCGATTCGCCTTGCAAGGCCGCGCCGCCGCAAGTAACAGAAGCAGAACCGACTGAGCCATGCCCGTTGACACCAAACATCCCGACTACATCGCGTTCGCCGACAAGTGGCTGCGCGCCCGCGAAGTAACCGCCGGAGCCGACGCCGTTAAGCGGGCCGGCGAGCGATACCTGCCGAAGCTCGGAGGCGACAACACCGAGGAATACAACCGATACAAGGAGCGCGCCGACTTCTACAACGCCACTGCGCGCACCGTCGTAGGATTCAATGGCATGGTGTTCCGCAAGCCGGTCGAGTTGAAGGACGCCAAGGAACTTGAGCCGCTGGCGAAGGACGCGACCATGTGCGGCAGCAGCTTGCAGGACTACGCGAAGCGGCTCTTGGAGGAAATCATACTCGTGGCCCGCGCCGGCACGCTGGTTGAATTCTCCGACGCGGAACAGGGCAGACCCTACTTCGCGCTCTACAAGGCGGAGCAAATCATCAACTGGCAGATGGGCCGCGTGAACGGCAAGCACGTTCTGAAGCTCGTTGTGTTGGACGAGATGGCCGACTTGCACGACCTGCCGGAATCGGCTGGCGAAGCCGGCGAAACCGAGGCGGCGGCAAAGTTGCAGGCGGACGCGGAGGCCGACGAATTCGAGCAGCAGATGGTTCGGCAGTTGCGCGTGTTGAAGTTCGACCCGGAGGCGCTGACGCCGGAATACACGGTGGAAATCTGGCGCGAGCAGGACAGCGAAGGAAAGAAGGAGTGGCAGCGAGTCGCGGTCGTAAAGCCGGTGCGTCGCGGCAAGCCGCTCGACTTCATCCCGTTCGTTTTCCACACGGCAAGCAACTGCGGTTGTGAGATGGAGCGCCCGCCGTTGGAAGACATCATCCAAGCCAACCTCGCGCACTACAGGAACAGCGCCGACTACGAGCACGCGCTGCACTTTGTCGCCACGCCGACGCCGTGGGTTACAGGCGTCGCCAAGAGCGGCGAGCTTGCCATCGGCAGCGGCATCGCTTGGGAAATCGAATCGCCAGAGGCAAAGGTGGGAATGCTTGAAGTCCAAGGGCACGGCATCCCGGCCATCAAGGAGGCTATGGTAGAGAAGGAGCACCACATGGCCGTGCTTGGGGCGCGGATGATTGAGGCGCAGAAGCGGAGCGCGGAGACAGCAGAGGCATGGCGCATCAAGGCCGCAGGTGAGGCTACGACGTTGACCGACTGGTGCGGCAGCACAAGCGAGAGCCTGACAACGGCGGCGCGCATGGCCGCATGGTGGCAGGCACCGGCGGACAAGCCATTAGAAGACTTCGACAAGGTGCGCGTCGCGCTCAATACCGAGTTCGTTGAACAGCAGCTTGCCCCGGACGCGATTCGCGCCCTCGTCATCGCGTTCCAGAGCGGCACCATGAGCCGGCAAACCGTCGTGGACAATTTCGCCAAGGGTGGCCTGCTGCCATCGGGCCGGACACCGGACGACGAGGCCGCGCTGATTGATGCTCAGGCGGCAGCCGGGATGCAGGAACAGAAGCCGCCGGCGAAGCCGGGTGAGAAGGGCGCGAAGTGAGCCAGCCGTTCGAGGAAATCGTCTGCCGATGCGTGCGCTGCAACAGCGCATTCACCGCCGCGCAGATTGCCGGCGCGACCGGCTGCCCGAAGTGCGGCAGTCGCGGCATCCCGGCGAACCCGAAGCACGACGCGATGATTTCGGTGAACGTCCACGAGCTTCGCATCCTTGGCATTTGGGCGGAGAACCACGCCGTTGCGGAGGACAACAATCACTTGGATGACGCTCACCGGGAGCAGATGAAAGACACGGTGAACGCGATTTGCGACCGCATTCGCGCCCAGCTTGCGGCGCAGGGACTCGACGCGCCGCTGACACTCAGCGCCGAGATGAAGCAGCTACAGGCGGCAGGGGTTGAGGCAACGCTTGTCCGCGACGGCAGGGAGGAAGTTTGACCCGCAACGAGCAGAACGCGAACGCGGCGGTTGAGGAAGTCATTGCCTTGCAGCAGGCGGCAAACTGGATGCTTGAGCGATACCTGCGGCAGTTGCGGGAATTGGAGGCCGACATCATCGCCGAGACGGTGCGCGCCGACGCGACGGACGGACGCACCGAAAGCAGCCGGCGGAGACGGCTTGACGAACTACTGACTCGGCTCGACCGGCGTATCCGCGAAGTATTCGACGAACTGGCGAGCCGCATGGAGAGCGACCTTGAGGAGCTTGCCGACATTGAAGCGGAGCGCGAGCGTGAGCGCATCCTCGCCATCTTCGGCATCCGGCTGGACGGCACCGTTGACGCCGCCGCGATAGCGACCGCCGCCATTCTCGGCATCACGGTGCGGCAGATGATTGTGAAGCAGGCTGGCGAACTGAGCTACCGATTGCGCGGTCGGCTGACACGGGCAGCCGACGCGATGGAGCCGACGGCAGAAACGGCGGGCAAGCTGAAGCGCGGCGACGAACGGAGCGCAGAGCCGCCCATCATGCGCCCGACGCGGACGGCATTGGAAACCATTGCCACTACGGCGACACAGGGAGCCGCCCAGCAAGCCGCGACAGAGGTTGTGACGGCCAGCACGATTGACCGGCGCACCATCCGCTACGGTTGGCAGCAAATCAGCATCCTAGACGCCCGCACGAGCCGCATCTGTTGGGCTTACGCCTTCAAGACTTGGGATGCAGAGTTCCAACCGCTAGGCCACGCGCTGCCCTACAACGGCGGCGTGCCCCGGCACCCTCACTGCCGCAGTCGCATCATCCTCGTTCTGCTCGACGAGGACGCCGTTGCCGAGCAGACGTTCCGCGAGTGGGCTACAAAGCAGAGCGGCGCGACGCTTGAGCGGATGTTCGGCAAGGAATCCGTGCGGCAGTGGCGGGCCGGCAACCTCGGTGACAACGACCTGATTCGCAGCCGCACCGGCAGCATTTCGCTTGATGAACTGCGGCAGTTCGGCAAGGAATAGGCATGGCAGCGTCCCGCTACAAAAAGCTCCCCGTCACCGAAACCGGCACCTATCTGAACGAGCAGAAGGGCCGGCTCGAATTCTGGTTCGTCGTCGGCGACCGCAGCACCAAAGTCGGCGAGTGCGCGATGAACATGACGCAGAGCGTGAAGGACGCATGGGAACACAGCACGGCGCGGGCGCTGCGCGATTTGATTTCGCGGAAGGTAAAGGACGGCACCTTGCGCGTGGCAGTCCCGCCGGTGGCGGGAGGCCGATAACAGCCGTTCGCAAAGCCGCCGGTAGCGGCAGACACATCATGGCACTGAAGTTCAAGTATAAGTCGGAGTCGGACATCCCCGCAGAGCACAAAGCACTCTACACGAAGCGCGGCGACGTGTGGCAACTTGACGCGGAAGGCGCGGAGGACGCGGAGCGGTTCGCGGAGTTCCGCGACAACAATGTGTCGCTGCTCAAGGCGCTCGGCGCGAGCAGCATCGAAGACGCGAAGACGAAGGCCGCAGCGATGAAGGACGTTGACCCGGCGCGCTACCGGAAGCTCGTTGAAGACGCCGACGCCGCCGAGCAGAAGCGGTTGAAGGACGCCGGCAAGCTGGAGGAAGCACACGCGCAGCAAACCGCCGCGCTTAAAAAGGCGCACACGGACGAACTGGCCCGCGTGACCGGCGAGAAGGCCACGCTGCAAACGCGTCTGGAAACGCTGCTCATTGACGGCTCGGTTCAGGCCGAGGCCGTGAAGAAGGGCGTCCGCACAACGGCGCTCGTTGACGTGACGACCCGCGCCCGCAACGTGTTCGCGCTGGAAGGCGACAAGGTGGTTGCCAAGCAGGGCGACAAGGCGCTGTTCAACACCAAGGGCGAGCCGCTGACCATCGGCGACTGGCTCGACAGCCTCACGGCGGACGCGCCGCATTTGTTCGAGGGCAGCAAGGGCGGCGGCAGCGGTGGCGGCGGCAGCGCGAACGGCAACTTCGGAGGACTGACCTACAACCCGTTCGACGGTAAGACCGTCAACCGCACGGAGCAGGCGCGACTGAGCCGCACGAACCCTGAGCTTGCGAAGCGGCTGCAAACGCTCGCCGGCACGAACGGAAAAGCCGCCTGAGCAGAGCGGCGGATTCACGACGGGCCGGGAGGCAACTTCCGGCCCGTTTCCTTTTTCCGTTTGACAACCGGCGGCGGCAGGAGTAGTTCACGGCCATTCAATCCGGCGTTCCGGTGGAACGCAGGCGGCTCCGGTGGAGTCGGGTAGCACAACAGCAACCCGCTCCACCTTCTGTTTTTCAGGGGGGGAGCAAAAAACAGAAATACAACATATGGCAGACGCAATCACCAGACTGTCGGACGCGATTGAACCGTCCGTGTTCCTCCCCTACATGATTGAGCGCACCGCTGAGAAGTCGCGGTTCGTCCAGTCCGGCATCGTGCAACGCTCTGCCGAGTTCGACTCGCTCGCCGCCGGAGTCGGCGGCACCAAGAGCGGCGGCAACATCACGATGCCCTTCTGGACTGACCTGTCCGGCGCGGAGGACATCATCAGCGCCACGGGCGGCGCGCAGGATTCCGGCAAGATTGACGGCACCGCGAAGGACATCGCGTGCAAGCATGGCCGGCGCAAGAAGTGGGCGGTCAACGACCTCGTGAAGTTCCTCGTGGACAGCGCCGACCCGCTGACCATCATCGGCGACCTCATGGGCGAGTATTGGGCGCGGCGCGACGAGGCGCTGCTCATCAGCACCCTCAAGGGCGTGTTCGCCGCCGCCAGCATGAGCGGCAACCTGAACGCCATCGCGGCGGAAGCGACCGCCGACGTGACGGACTCGACCCGGCTGACCGGCGTGACGTTCCTCGACTCGTTGCAGAAACTTGGCGACGCCAAGAACCTGCTCGGTGCCGTGGCGATGCATTCCGCGACCGAAACGGCGCTGGCGA